TCTTCGAGTGAGTTTTTCATGGTCTGCTCCGTTGGGGGTCGGTTAATTGTCGAGCATCGATATCGCGTTGTCGGTGAAGATTTTGGCGAGCTTGGAATAGCCTTCGGCGTTGTCGATTCTTTTGCCGCCGATGGCCCAGCTGTTGCAATGTTTCAGCGCCACTTCGAGGCTGGCCAGGTATATCCGCTCCCGGCGCCGGTCGGTTAAAGAGTCGATCCTCTCCATCAGCTGCTTTACTTCATCGATGTCGGTAGCGGTCTTTCTCCGGCCGGCCTGGTAGCCGCGGGAATAGCCGCGCTGTTCTATTTTCTTGATTTCTTTATCGTCCATCCGGGCGTGCTCCGTGGTGGGGTCAAAATCCCAGCGATCGCTGGGGCGGTTCTTCGGCCTCCGGTGCCGGTTTGGGTTTAATGGTGCCCTTGCGGGCGGCGCGCATGTCGTTGATGATTTTGCGAACCTGAGCGAACGACATGTGGTATTTCCGGCACAGATCGGGGATGTTGTCGCCGTCGTAATCTCGGTAAATCTGCTCGTTGCGCAGTAGCAGGTTCAGCGCCTCGACGGGTATGTAAAGCTGGATGCCGCCCCAAAAATCGACAATGCCCTGCTCAACCGCGCGGATGACGGCGTCGGTCTCCGGCTCGGTTAGCTTGTCCTGATCGGCCAGCGCGGTGGAGAGGATGTCGCGCAGGCTGTTAAAAAACTCCATGCCGCGGCTGGGGCGTTGGCCGGTCATTGATTGAGCCTGCTCAGCCAGTTTTTTAGCTGCTGAATAATGGCTGCCGCGGCGCGGCGGTTGAGGAATTGGGGCTCGCTCCAACCAATGCCGGTTGGGTGGTGGCGGCGGCTGTTTTTTAGCAGCCAGGGGCGCAGGGATGCGGGATCCGCTGAGCGAACGGCGCCGGCCTCCTGGAGCCGGGCCCATAGATCGCGAATCAGCCGCGCCTGATCGGCGCTAGCAGGCTGGTCGCCCTGATCGCTGCCTTTGCGGGGGCCGCTAGGCTTGGTCCGTCGCGGCTTTTTACCGATCGGCATAAACCCCTCGGCCTTCATGTCTGCCAGGGCCGCTTCTAACTGTTGGTCGGTCAGCGTGGTGGCGGATATTTTGCCATTGTTGGCGGCGGCGCCGTGTTTGGCCAGGCAGGCTTCGCGGTAGTAGGTCTCGGTCCAGCCGAGCTGGCGCCAGCCGATGTTGAGCAGCGTATAGAGGCGCCGGCGCTGGGGGCCGGGCTTAGGCATCGGGATCGAGCCCCAGGGATTCGTTGACCTTTCTGCGATAGGTCGGGTCGTTCATTAGATCGTCGCCTATTTGGGCCGGCCCTTTTCGTGGCTGGCGGCGGTTGTGGATGTTTTTTTTCTCCGCCTCGCGTTCGCCGATTGCCTCCTCCTTGTCGGCCATTTCGGCTGCGATGGCGAACAGATAGCTGTGGTCTTTTAACGGCAGGGTCAGCTTGCCTTGATCACGGCGCTCCATAACCGCCGCCAATGCGGCAAGCCAGGTGCTAATCGATATCGTCCAGTCGCGGCCGTGGCGGCGGATTTTTTTATCTTGCACCGCCGTATTTAAGTCGTTCAGTAGGCGCGCGGCTTTACCCCATGCCAGGGATTTTTTCGCCGGGGTGAAACAGGCGAGGTATTTGAGCGCCAGCGGGCCGAGCTCGCCGGGCAGCTCGAGAGCGGCCTTCACCGCCAGGCGGGTCTCCTGGTCGTTAATGGCCACGTCGAGGGGCATGCGGGCGTAGCAGCTGGGGCAGGTTATTTGCATAATTCGACGGCGGGCACAACCAGGTGCCGCACGTTAAACAGCGTTTCGGCCTGCAATAGGATGATCACCAATATCGCCCAGGCGACCGAGTTGTCTTTCTTGTAGATTAAAAAAAACGCGAGTATCGCGAAGCCAAAATGGAACAGGCACGCGACCAGCGGCCCCGCTATAAACTGAATGAAGGGGTGATTAATCATCTGAAGCCTCCTGATTTATCGTTACTGGCCCGGCCGGGACCTGAACGACCACCGTGACCGGGCCGGTGATATTGATGACCAAATTGTCCCTGACCGTCACGGTGTCGCTGGTGGTTACGTCGGCGCAGCCGGCCAGTAGGACGACGGCGGCTAATGGAACAGCCATATTCATAACAGCCGGTCCTGCCGCGGGTTTCGGCGGGCGGTGCCAAACTGCTCGCGCATGGCCCGCAGAAATGCTTTGTAGGCGGAACCCTGCCGCTGAGAAAACGGATAATTTCTTGAGCAGTGCTTTTTTAGATCGGTCCGGCTCATGTCAGGGTTCTCCCGCGCTTGTTGCTGTATCCATTCGTTGCTCGTTGCGTGCCAGCTCATGCTGCCTCACCTTGCGGATCATCGTGATATGTTCCGTTTCGCATGTTCCAAGCGTTTAGTGCGTCGGTCTTCGTTGCTCGATAGAAACCCTCGGGCGGCATGTACATCGGGCACCCTTCATCGTTTAGGCCATCACCGCCATTGCTGCACATCACCACCTTGCGGTACGCGCTCTCGTTCAGCTGGTGTTCCCACAGTTCGGCTTGATTCCCGCAGAATGGGCACCGTTCCATGTGGTAATGGGTCTCATCACCGATTTTTTTGAACTCTTCTTTCATCGCTTTATCACTCCTAAGCCGCCTTGTCTTCGACCGCTGCCTGCGCGGCGTCCATGAATCCCTTAACCAACTTGTCGAGGTCGCTGTCGGTGGGGGCCACCACGACGGTGTCGCCGGCGTCGGTCACGGTCACGCCGAGGGCGCGCAGGGTTTGCGCGGGTAGTTTTTCCAGGGCCTCTTTGTCGGGCACTTCTTCGGTGCGGATGAGCTTGGCGGCGTCGTTTATCGACAATCGGGCCTTGATGCGCGCGACCACGTTGGCGGTTTTTTTCCAGCTAATTTTGCCGGGCTTTTTACGGAATCCGACCTTGATGCCGTGGAGTACTTTGGTCTTGGGTTTGGTGAATAGCTCGGGGTTTTTTTCCACCAGGTCAGCGAGGGTTTTTTCGTCGGTGGCGATCTGCTCGGCGCGACGCTGAATGCTGGGCCCGGTGTCGCGCAGAATGCGGCGGGTTTGGTCCTGCACGTGCTGGCATTCGTGGTTGAGGGCGTCGCGCTGTTGGCGGATGGCAGCAGCGAGCTGCTCGATCTGTTCCATTGGCGGGTGAATCGGGTCGGTCATGGGGTTTCTCCGGGTTGGTCGGTAGGGGTTGGGTCGATGGGTAGGCCGAGCTGGCCGCGCAGGTCGGGAACCGATCGCCCTTTCATGCGGGCGATCTGCTCGAGGGTGGTCATTACCCGCTGGATTAAAAACTCGCAGGTGGTGTCCAGTTCGTCTGGCGTGGCGGCGAGGAAATAGCCGGTATCGGGCCGGCCACAAACCGGATGACCCTCGCAGCGCAGGGCCACGATCAGCGTGCGAATCTGGCGCTGTTCAAACTCACCGGCGCCGGGGCCGTAGAGCCGAAAGGCCAGGTCGCGCATGTGCATGCCGTTATTGGCGCCGTTGTGATTGCTTAGCAGGTTGAGTACGGCTGATCGGGTGGTCATGGCTATTCCTCCGGTGGGTTCATGCGGTCAACGATGGTGCCGAACAGCTCAGCGGCGATCAGGCCGCTTAGCGTCCAGGCGATTACAATGAGTGCCGCGGTTGTCATGACCGGCCGTCGTTATGTAGGTGCCAGGTTTTCGCGGCTTCAAAGCCAACCTCGCAGTTCCACAGGCGCTGCGCGCCCCGGCACGGAATCGGCGGGTCGATAGCGACGGCCCTGCTGAGAATCCAGCACCAGGGGCCTTCGGTGTACTCGTGAGCCGCCACGTCGCCAACGGTTATATTGGTGCCTGGGATTATTTGCTCAAGCGGCCGGGCCTCAAACCATTTCACGGGAACGCAGGCCACTAGCTTGGCCACCGCAACCATCGCGCCCAACGGGTAGGCGCGCGGTGAGTCTTTCGGTAGATAGGCGGACCCCTTACCGGCGTGAATGGCCAGCAAACCGCGATGAGAGGTTGCCCAGGTGCGGTTTTCGACCCACTTCTCGCCGCTGGCGATCAAGCTGGCCCAGGGCTGATGAACGGTGAGCGCTTTCACCCGGCCACCGCCCGGCGCTGGCGGGTTTTATGGCTGCCGACTTTGTAGCGCCGGGCCGGTTTGCGCCGGTGGATGGGCGCGGTGACCGTGTCGCCGTGGAACCCGGCTTCCGGGTAGTCGTGCTGCAGGTCTTCATCCAGGCGCAGGCTGGCGACCGCGTCCTGCAGCTGGAACCGATCGCGGACCTTTTTGGCGGCGGTCAGCTGCGCGGGTAACGGCGGCAGAAATTCGGTGTCGTCGTCCGGAGCGCTGTCGTTAAATACCAGCAGCCGCAGGCACTCATCCGGGTAGCTGGCGAACTGGAGGAATGAATAACCACTCAGGCGCAGGGCCGGGTTACTTATATATAAGGTGCTGAGGTGGATTAGCTGGTCGTCGGTGAATTGGCTGTTCATCATTAAACCTCCCGGACAATTTCGGCGGTGACTCGCTGCTCGCCCATGCGGGCGGCCAGGTTCATGGCCTTGCGCACGGTGTTGTTAACCACCAGCGGATAAAGCAGCGACAGGGTTGCGCTGGTGCCCAGGCGCCGGTGGGTAAGGCGCTCGCGGATGGCGTCGAAGGCGTCGGGGGCGAATATCTTGTTAAGGTCCGCGCCGATGCGGGGGCACTCGAACTTCATCCGCAGGTACTCTTCCAGGTTGCCGTTGAGGGGCTGTAGCTCGGCAATCTCGCAGCGGCGAATCACCTCGCGGGCGTCGGGGTTCTGGCGTTCGTCGAGCAGGACTTTTAGCTCCGGCTGCCCCACTAGCACCACCGACAGCAGCTTGCGAAAACCGTCCTCGAGTTCCCAAAATCGTTTTAGATATTTGAGGGTTTTAATCTGCAGGTCGTGGGCCTCTTCAATCAGCAACACGTGGTGGTTACCGGCGCGGCTGCTGTCGGTGAGGATGCGCTCCACCTGGCGGGCTTTGGCCTCCATCGTCCGGCATGGCGGCTGGGTGGAGCAGTCATTAATGATGGCGTCGCAAATGGCGGCGGCGGTCAGCCGGGTTTTATCGATCGTGCGCGGCTGAATGATGGAGACGGTCTCGCCGTCGCGGGCAATGCGCTCGATCAGGTCGCGCCGCAGGGTGGTTTTGCCGGCGCCGGATTCGCCGATCACGGCCAGGAATCCGCCGTGGCGGGCGGCCTGATACATGGCCTCGCGAATGTAGCGTTGGTCGGCGCTGAGGAAGACGTCCTCCGCGCCCTGCACGTCGTCGGTGAAGGGATCGCGAGGCAGGCGGAATAGCTGGGTAGCTTCGGGGGTTAGCATTTCAGTCTCCGGGAGTTTGGGCGGTAATTCGGGTTCGGGGTTGATCCAGTCGAGTGCCGCGCCCGCTTTTCGGCGCATTAACACGGGCAGGTTGTCATCGCCGCGTTGGTCGGCGTCCCAGGCGCTGGCGATGGCTTCATCGTCGACCCCCAGGGCACGCAACTGGCGTTCGACGTGGGTCACCAGGTCGGCCCGATTGGTGCGGGTCGGCCAGCGGTTGTGGTTAAGCAAAAACGAGATGGCCGACCGCGAAATGGGCTTGCCGTTGGGGTGGGTGAATCCCTCGGACAGCTGGCGAACGGCAATGCCGTGCTCGGCGATCAGCCGCTTGAGCAGCAGCGGCTGACCGGGGGGGTGATTAGTGGCGGTCATTGGGGATCACCGTTTGGGGGGTTATGTCGGCTTCCAGCAGTGCGAAGATTCGCTTAAACAAGCGCGCCGCCGGCGTTGACCAGTCGGCCGGGTCGGGGCCGATGCCCCTGGTTATCGTTGTGGGAAGTCCGCCCGGCGTGCGGTAATTCTCGATCGCAATGACAAACCTGCCCGGCGCGGCTAACTGCAGATGCCCCACCGGGGCACGAGTATTCCAGCGGGCGATGGCTTCGGCGCGGGTCGGGGCGAAACAGTGGACGGATAAACAGCGCTCGTCTAGGCAACGAATGATGTAATCGTCGAACGTCGAGTCATCAAACTGAGCCGCCTCATTGCCGCAAAACGGGCAAGGCAGCAATGCGGGTAAGGGTGGGGATTGGTCGCTCATGGTGTTCTCCGTGGGGGTCGGGGTTTGAGTGAAGGGTTAGCCGACGATTCGCAGCCCCGGTTCGAGCCGGGTCTGTTCGTCGGGGGGCGGGTTGCGCAGTTGCTCCAGGTACTGGTCGAGCTGGTCTTCGGTGAGGCCGTCCGGATGGTCGCCGCGCAGGCGGCGGTTTTCGTCCGGCGTTAGGGCGCGGCCCAGGGCCTGGGTGAGGCGTTTCATGGCCTGAATATGGGTCATGGGTTTAACGTCCAGGGTGACGGCGTCGGGCACGGTTAACTCGGTACCGGGGCGGTCAATGGTGGCTGGCACGTGCAGGTGTTTCAGGTGGCTGTGGGCATCTAATCCGCCAAAGGGCGCGGCGTTGCCGGCCTTGGCTTTGGCGATCTGTTCCTGATCCATGTCCGGGTAAGCGACCCGGTCGGCGGCTTTGCCGGCGCGCTCGATATCGGTGTCCGGCGCGGTCTTGTAATCCACGCCGATCATCGGCATGTCATCGGTAAAGCCGTCGGTAGTCCAGGGCGCCGGATCGCATAAATAGCGGTGGCTCTGGCCGAGGTGGTCGTCCACCGTGACCACGACCTGCGCCTGGCCGTAGACCATCGCGCTGACCATCACGGTGCAGCCGATGTAGGCCTGGGTAACGTGGCGTACGCAGTAGGTCTCTGACCGCTTGGTGTTGGGGTGGCGGAACTGCACGGTCATGTCCGGTCGCACTTTGCGTTCCTGCGGTTTGGCGGATAGCAGGTAGCGGCACAGGGCCTCGTCGGGTAGCAGCCGCAGCTGCTCCGGGCGGATGGTCTGCCACAGGCCAAAGCGGGCCACCGGTTCGATCATGCCCTTGCGCTTTAGGCGGCTGTCGTAGTGCGGAATGGCGTTCAGGTTGTAGGCGTTGCACCAGGCTTCGGCGGCGGCGTTGAGCTCGCCCACGTTGCCGACCGGTTCAAACTTGAGGCGCGACTCGAACAGGGTCTCCACCAGGTTGTTGCCGTTCTCTACCTGCCCTTTGGCGCGGGGGTTACCGGCCTGGTGGGTGATGTGGTTAACACCCAGCGCGTCGAGCGCGTTTTTAATCGCGCCGGATGTGTTGGCGCTGCCCTTGTCCCACAGCAGCACCTGCGGCACGCCGTGGAACGGCCGACCCTCGAGCCGGCCCCAGGCGTAAAGTAAAAAATCGAACAGCTTGATTCTGTCCTCGCCGGCGCCCTCGTAATAGCGAACAATTACCGAGCTGCTGTAGTGGTCCGTGAGCACGTAGCGCCAGCACTTGCGGGCCCCGATCTTGGCGATCGTCTCGGGCTTGTTTTTGTAGGCCTCGTCATCGCTGATTTGCAGCTGTTTGCCGCCGGGCGCGTAGTAGAGCAGGCAAAGCGACGGGTCGACCTGGTGCACGTGGTTGGGGTGGGCCGAGCGCAGCCGGGTGGCCGGTTTTGGCGCTGCCTGCTGGCTCAGGCTGAGGCGTTCCCGGCGCAGCAGCTGATTAATACGGCCGTTGCTGACCTTAAAATTGTGGCCGTTGATCGCTAGAATTGTGCGGGCCGTGGGTGTGTGCAGGGTCGCCTTGCCGTTTTTGCGAACGCCAGCGGTGAGCGCCGCGCCGAGGGCGACTAACGAGTCCATATCCTGCCGGGTGCTGCCGGCGTCAGAACGGGTTTTGCGCCCGCTGCTCCAGCCGATTTTTTTAAGTTGGGCGTAAACCTTGTTCTTGCTCCAGCCGTAGAGACCGGCAAACTCTTCTATATAGATAGAGCGCTGACCGTGGCCGGCGCTGCCGAGTCGGGCCGCCAGGTCGCGCAGGGCATCGATCGTGGCCAGGTCGGCGCTGGCGCTCATTCGGGGTTGACCCCGATGAGTTGGCGGTGGAGCTCGTCGGCGCTCTTGCGGGCGAGCCTCAATGCCTTGC